ATGGCCAAACCTATCAACGGTAAAGGTACAGGCTATGTCCTAGACTTTAAAACCAAAGACACAGATTTGGATAAAGTCGATATATACTTTGAGCATGAATTACAGCTAGCGAGTTATCGTGAAGGCCTAGGTATGCCCAACGCACGGTGCGCTATAGTATTTGTCAACGGCACGACTAACCAAGTAAAATTAGTAGAAATAGAGGAAGCCCAGCTTCAAAAGAGTTGGGATTGCTTCCAAAATTTGTTAAGGGTCTATCAGATCAAGAACAATCTTTAATTCCTTCACGGGAACGGGGGAAAGCGTAAAGAAGTGAGTACCCCAACTTCTTTTAGGGCGTTAAGCCGCCACAGTAGGATGCAGTAATTGGGTAATTTTGCGGCTTTCTCGCCCATTGATAGCAACTGCCAAATACTGCCCTGTTGTTTTTTTACATATTAGGGTATGTCCCTATAAAATAATCCTTGCATTGTTAAGCTACCTTAAGTATACTGTCTTTACTCAATGTCGAGTGAGATAGAAAAAGGAGTTGCAAATGATTGCTTATATTTACAAAATTCGCAACAAAGTTTTTATGTTGCAAATTAAATTTAACAACAAAATCATCTTTCAAAAAGATTATGTCAGCATGGCATCTGCTATGGATGATGCTAAACATTGCAAAGCTGGCAATTATTAATTAAACAGCCCCTACGGGGGCATACTTTAGAAAAAGTGAGATAGACATGAAAAAAGCACCATATATGGGTAATTGCTACATAGGCGATACATTGGTTGATGTCCACGGTTATGGCCGCGGTGAAATTGAGGAAATTTATATTTCCGATACTGACATCGACATCAAGGAAATGATCCACAGTTTATGCGGCTGGGATAAATTTGAGCAAAAAGCTGACCAATCACTTTATGGAGTTTAAGATGAAAGATATTATCGGAGCGTGTTTATTAGGTGCGGTACTGGGCGGTATGATGGCTTACGGTGTACCAGCTAAAGCGCAGACTTATCCCATGACCAATGCCCAAGGCTACAATGTGGGTTCTGTTCAAATACAGGGCAATACAGCCCAGTTTGTTAATGCGGCAGGGGTAACTACCCAAACAGCCACAATCTACCCAAATCAGGTCGTTATAACTACGCCTAGTGGCTATACTACAAATGTAGTAGGCAACACAGGTTATACAGTACCGCCTAGCCCACCTACACCAATGTCACCACGGGTTTTGCAGTAATGTATTTAATTTATGACGAAAACCGCGAGTTGATGCGCTGGGTCAAAACCAAAGCAGAAGCTACTTATATCATCCGTACTTATACAAATTGGGCTTACCGTTATGTGCCAAAACTCAAACCAAAATTTGATTGGTCTAATTTTGAACTCGCGCCATTCTGAACCCATGACCCTTCAGCAGATAGCCGAGCATGAGGGCGTTAGCCACCAATACATAGCAGAAGTATTGCAGCGCGCCCTACGCAAGGTTAGAAAGTCGCTAGAAGATAAAAACATTACTTTAGAGGATTTATTATGAACGCAAATGAACTGGCTGATAAGTTGGAACAAGGGCATTGGGAAGGTGGCACAAGAGAACAAGCCGCCACTATGCTGCGCAAACAGGCAGAAGAAATTGAATATTGGAAAGATAAGTTTGAAAAGGCCATGCAATTAAATGACAAGGCGTGACCTGCTAGAAAAGTTATTTGTAGGTGCAAAAAAGCAAAATTCATTGCTTTTATATTTACGATTACTATTTAGGGGATTTAAATGAGTACACGCAGCTTTGGAATGGTTGGCAAAACCTATAAAACGGCTTCTGACGCGTTTAAAGATGCTACCTATGCTACCGCCATCACTAGACCTCAAGAAGCCCAATATGATTTCTTTTGGGGGCTTATGGGTACTTTATTGTTTGTAGCGGTATTTGCTTACGGTTTTTGGCGAACTATCAGCTAATTGCATTAAGGGCCATGTTAATCTTGGCCTTTCTGTCATCTAAACCAGTTAGTCCACCGTTAATGCGTTTGGTCATGGTTTCTATGTCCATGGTATCAGCAAGCGCATTTAATCCTTTTTTGTTCCAAAACCAGCCTGCACTCAAAGCCGCATATTTAGGAGTAGCCAGCCAATCAGGATGCCCGAGCAAATCCACACCCAAACCAAGTCCGCAGTTTGCATAGTTTTCCTTGCCTGTCAGTTGAATTAATCCGCGCCCAATATACTTTCCAGCATCTTCAGGCGTTGTGTTACCCATGCGCCCTGCATACACTTTAGAAGCAATTTTAACTGGGTCGTGTTCGTACTTTTCTGCGGTGTCCATGTCAGGAAAACGACTAGGCCAAGTATTCATTAAAGCTTTGGCAGAATAATTGAGGTTTTCTTGCAAAATTCTGAAACCACCTGATTCGTGCATACATTGACCAATAAAACACGCTTGACGCTTTGGCGTAGAAATATCGTATTTAGCAAAGGTTTCGTTTAGGGGATCAAGCCATTTATGGTCTAACCCTAATTTGTCTAACTGCTGCGGTGTCATTTAATACCAGCCTGTTCGCGAATCCAGTCCTGAAGCGACAGAACCTGTTGAGTGCTTAATGCACAGGCTTGAGCAAGTTCGTTGTAGGCGGCAATAACATCAGTTGCGCTGGGGGTTGCGGAAATTCCTGACACTTTACCGCTACTGGGGTTGTTCCACACGCTAGTAGACTTATAGTAGTTCCTAATAGCAGCAAGTTTAGCTTCGTACTCATTGGCAATTCCTTTAGTTACTAGTTCGTGTTGTTTTTCAATAGAAGCAACATGGGCTTCTTGTGCTTTGGCGGCATTTTCTATTTCACGCTTGTAGTCGTTAAAGTCACGGTTACGCAAACCCCAACCAATAGCAAAAGAACCTAATACGCAGGCAGTTAATATGCCAATTTTAATGTAATCAATCATCTGTAGCCTGAAATTCTAGGTGAAAATACAAAAGTTGCTTGCCATGTGTCAGGTTTAGGATTGACATTAGGGTCTACTAAACCAATTACATTCCAGCCAAAATTAGCATAAATGCAACGAGAAAAGCCAATAGGTTGCACCCAACGAAATTGAAATAAACCATTCGCCTTGACCAAACACCAACCTTTTTTAGCATTATCATTGTCTTTAATAGTAGGGTCACCTGACACTTTGGTGTAATAAGGATTGTTTAAATACCGCAGCGCAAAAGAATACGCAGGGTTACGCCATAACCATTTCACCTTACTCCAATAGCTTATGCCATTTATTTTCTCAAAAGTAGCATCACCGTCAAGCGTATTGTCAGGCGTCATAAACCAGTTTAACCATGACGGTAAGACAGGCCCTACAGCTTGATAAGAATGGTTGTCGCACCACCATAGTTTTTGCACCGCAAATAATGGCATTACAGGGGCTAAAATGACCGCTACAAGCGTTAATAATAGACTGATGGGGACTAACACCAAGTAATTTAAATAAATCATCTTACAGGCCCAGTAGTGATAAAGCGCAATATAGCAACAATAATGCCAATGACAACCAAAAGAATTCCATAGTATTTTTCACTTATAGCGGACTGCAAATAGGAAAAGTTGTCAAATAATGCGCCAAAAATTACCAATGCAAGTGAGAACCACATAGTTCTCGACTGACCCATGCGTTTCATTTGCCAGTAAAGTAATGGGCAACAAAACCAATAAAAGTAGAAAAAGCTGACACGATTGCCATGCCAGCCCAAAAACCACCACGACCCTTATTGGCTAACTCTAATAGTGCTTTAACATCTTTACGCAATTCAGCTACTTCATGCTCCATAGCTTCAACTTTTTGCCAAGTTACGCCAAATTTTATAGGGTCAATGTCCACAACTACGCTCACTTATTTAGTTTTCTTTGTGCGAGTAGTCGCTTTCGGTATTTTAACAGCTTTTTTAGCTACTTTTTTAGCAACAACCTCTTTGGCTACAGGAAAAAGCCATTCTTGAAAATCAATAGAAGCCTTTGGTACATAGCCAAGTCTGTCCATAATCCAAGTTATAGTGAAGTTCATGCTTCTTCCTTTGGTACTTGTGGTTCAGCTTGTTCTTTAATTACTTTTACCAGTTCCCATGCACCAGTTTTAGTTGGCAGTTCACCTAAAGTAGAAAGAATAAAGTTAATAGCAGGAAGGTCTAGTTCTAATTTAATCATTTTGCGGCTTTCAATTGGTCAATTTCTGCTTTAAGTTCTTGGATTGCTTTAATCATTGCTGGCACTAAAGCTGAAGTATCTACGGACATCATATCTTCTTCAGTTTCTCCTTTTGAAACTGCTTCAGGGGCAACAATTTGAAGTTCTTGTGCAATTACACCAAAATCAGTATGGGCTTTGTTTTCAATCCAATCAAAAGCACGAATTTTTACATTTGCTAACTTTTCAAGACCTGAACCAGCATCAACAATGTTTTCTTTTAATCTTTGGTCTGAAGTAGTGTTATATAAAGTTACAGAACCATTTGAAGTAATAGAACCTCTACCAGTTGAACCTTCTAAAAAATTCATGTGGTAGTAAGTTCCACCATTTACATAAGCGGAAGTTCCCATGCAATAACCGCCAGCACCTGATTGTGCCGCACCAACTACTCCATAAGTGCCAACACCGCCAACTGTAAACTTGCCGTTATTGTCAAAATAACCTCTAGGATTACCAGCACCATCAGCCAACACAATATAGTTATTTGCAGTGCGGATGTCTAGACCGCCTTGGTTGCCACTATAGCCACCAATAATTGTATTGTAATAACCAGTTGTAACAAAATAACCTGAAGATGCACCTACAAAAGTATTAAATCCATTTGAAGCTGTTGCGCTATATCCAGATGTATTACCAATAAATACATTTGAACCACCAGTTTGATTACTATACCCAGCTTGATAACCTACTGCTGTGTT